AGCACTGCTGCCATTTGAGGATCTTGTTCTAATAGTAGCATTTGTTGTGTGAGATTGCCCGTTTTCCAAGGGTTTACCTGACCCCCACCAGCGTTTGCTACAGGACTTGGCTTTGCACCCATTCCAGCAGCAGAACTTGGTTTAAAATGATGTTCATATCCACTGCCAGGGTTTTTGAGACTCGTGAGATATGAATTGAGATCCTGCTCTACACCACCATTTAGGACAACAACTTTTCCTTCAGCGTTCTTTTGTAACTTATTTTGTAACAAAGAGAGCATCTGCTCTGCGTTTATAACACCTTGGTTACTGATAGCTGCAAGTGCTGTTGTCTTTGTAGAAGCTGCTTCGTGAGAGTTTCTCATCTCGTCAAGCTGCTGAGTAAGACTTATTATCTGCTGATCTTTGTCCTGTGCAGTTTTATTTGCTTCTTCCCAGAGGGTTTTCCATTGACCCTGTTCTTCTAAGTCCCTGGTTCGCTTTTCTTCTTTTTGTTTGTAAACTTCGTCTAGTTTACCCTTAATGCCTTTAAATTTTTCCTCTGCTTCAACAGCTTCTTTTTTAGCAGCAGCTACCTGTGCCTCATATTGCTGTTTGATGGCATCAAGATTCGGTGCCTGTGGTTGTGAAGGAGTGTCAGTCACAGACTGTTCAGCGTTGGTCACGGACTCAGGCTGAATTACTTTTTCTTCTGGTTCCATTAATTATTCAGATAAGGGGCTATCGGTTTTCTTTTTTGAAACTTTTTTCTTAGTCTCTTTTGGTTCTGGAGCAGGACAGACAACAGGAGCTTCATCAGCTTCCTTTGTGTGTTCAACTACTTCCCATTTCCATGTTCCGTCAGGTTGCAGAACTTTATCAATAGATCCAGCCATGAATTTTATGTACTTATCTACTATTGTAGCAGCTTATTCGGGTTTGGCTTCGTTAGCTGTTGGTAAAACTTCACCTTGGACTAAAATATCCCTAAATTCTTCTCTATCAATGACTTGTTGATCGAATAGTGATGTCAAAGCTGTAATATCCTGTCCAATTAGTCTTTCAATATCAAAGTCTCTGCTAATTTTTACTTCAGGTGGTTCGATTCCAACATATTCGGCTGATAGATTAAAAGCCTTCTGTAGTTTTTGCTCTAATTCCATAGAAACCATTGCCAACATGGAGTTTGTATCAACACGATCTAGTCTACGAGCATCGGCTGATTCAGCTACAAATTTCTGTTGTGATAATGTACTGATTCCGAGTGTTGCCATTTGCATCTGAAGCTCTTTTATTTCTGCTGATTGTGCATCAAAAGCACTGGAAGCTGGCTCTACATAATAAACTTTGTTGCCAGGTTGAGTTGCCATTGCGTAATTTACAGATATAGCAAGGTCTTTGGTTTGATCGTCATAACCTTCCATGACCAGTAGCGGTTGTGAGGCAACGTGTAAACTGTGAATTAAATCAGCTTGTCGTTGAAAATGTGCAAGATTTAGATACGCAATATCCAATAAAGGTGGTTTGCTGACTAGATTATCTGTTTTACCAGAATAGATTGTTACTAATGGTATTTCACCTAGAGAAAAACTGCCTGATTCTACCTGTTTATAATCTTTATCGACTGAGCCCATTTCAAAGTCACCAGTAACACTGTTATCTGCAACATCGTACATTTCTTCAATCTGCTCTTTTTTACGAAATACTCTGTATTTACCTGGTTCTATAACTCTAATTTGATCGAACACTTTTTCGCCAAACTGTCCGTCAGGTAGCACAGCCTTTTCACCTATTCTTACCTGTATCAGATTTCCGTAATTTGATTCTCTATCTAGTCGCCAGCCATATAAATTTGTAGGGTCTACTTCAATCCAGTATGGTCTGCGGTTTTGTTGACGCTCTTCTGCAAGACTTACTGCTCCTGAGGGTGCAGGATAGTCTACGAGTATGTGGCTTTGGCCGTATGTGAGAGAACACATTAATATTCTTCGTGCGTACTCATCTAAGTCTGACTTGCAGCCATCTACATCTGCTTTGAACATTTCTGTCCAGTATGGATCGCCTGTTAATGTTATAGGTTTACGAAGCACTAGACCTGCTGCTGCTCTTATTAGTCTTTGTGTAAAAGGACTAAATACTGCTCTGTTTACTCTAGCTAAGTAAGCGTCAAAATCTTCTCTTGGTTCTAAGGGTAAAAATGCTTCACTATTTTTTCTTAGGTAATCAGTGCCCTCGCTGACAGCTTTCATTATTTCCCAACCTTTCATCATATCGAGGACAGCCCTCGTGCGAGTAAAAGGGCTATCCACTCCACCTACAGTAGTAGATGAGACTACATTAGTTCTAATTGGTCCAGGGATTGCGTAAGTCATGTCAGCACTTCCATCTCCTTAATGCTAATGCTTTTCTGGTTGGTCTGCCTTTGCTATCTTTCATTGGGCCTTTGACTCCTTTCATTCTGGCACAAAATGATTTTCGTCTAGCTGCCCTTTTTCCCGTTGGACTTTTTTCTGTTACAGGTGCTTGT